TTTTTGAAAGTACGCTGATAGTGTACCTTCTACTTCTGCACGACCAAACTCTAGGCTTGGTGCTGAGTCATCACCGATGACGAATGTAGGTGCATAACCGTTAGTGACTGTGAAGTCTAGTCCAGTAACAATAGCCGATGATGCTAGAGTTGAACCACTGTCAGCAATCTTTAGGTCACCAGAGTAAGCATCAAAAGGTGCTGCACCAGAGGCTGCATCTATAGTACGTGACTCAGCAATATCAGTAGAACTAATTGTCATATCTTTACCGACGACACCAAAGGTTGTTGTTACCATTTGGTTAGGTGCTAGTGAAACACCCATTGTGTTTACTGTACAACCAGTGAACAAACGGGCTTGGTCGATGTCAGCAGCATAGTCTTCGATAGAGAAGAACTTAGGTGTTGTACCAACTTTAAGTACGTTAGTTGACCATGTGTTTAGCATGGCAGCTTCTAGCCAATCGTCGTAGTCTGCATCACGCATATCGACAGTAATGTCACCGCCAACTTGACGGTTACCATGACGGTCAACACGTGGCATACGGTCTGACTGAATGTCATTACCTGCAACACGATCTTTAGATAGGTTTAGTGAGTGAGTAGAAAAAGGTAAGTTAGTGAAGTTACCAGTAGGTGTCGTACCAAAAGCGCTTTCTACGATGTACGACAGACTGGAACGTGAACCCTGTGCAAAGGCCATAGTGATCTCCTAGTTATTTGTATGCATACCAAGTTACGACAACAGGAACAAGATAAAAAGGACTGTCTACTATACCTTGTCTACGTTCTGCAAATTCTATATTAACAGTAGTCGAACCTTGAGTTAGTTTTGATGTTGCTTCGTATGTCTCCATAACATTCTTAGCAAGAGTATCTGCCGCAGCAGGGCCAGCACCCTCTGGGACATAGCAGTTAATGGTAAAGATGCCATCGTATCTCTGCTGTGGATTTAAGCCCCGTACAGTGGGCCTTCTTGTTATCGGGGTGTAGGTAACCTCTAAGTAGTTTTGCCCCGTTGTAGGGTTGAAAGGGACGTTCTCATAAGCTATTGACGGTACGCTTGGTATGTCAGCCAGCTTACTTTCTAGTGCGGCCCGAATATCCTTGTCAATAGTTGCCATTTCTTATCCTATTAGCTATAGTCTCCATAATGTAATACTTATGCTTATATTCTACATAAGGAGCATGAGGTGCGCCATTCTGTAAGTATATGGCAGTCGTACCCTTTAGTTTGATCTTAGAGATGTCAGAATATAGTGCAGCTTGTGCAGCATCTCTATCAACAGAACTTCCAGAACCTTTGGTTAATCTTCTGCTATCAACCCTACGTGGTCTACCTTGTTTATTAAAAGACCACGACCTTAGATAGGCACCAGTATCTAATGCAGGTTTACTTTGAGCATTTTCACCCATTGTAACAGCTATGGCTAAGTTGGCTTGACGCACTAATTTAGCTTTAAACTGAGCCTCTAGCTTTTCATCTAGTTTCTTGCCAAGACCTTTGGGTCTAGTGGCTACCTGCAACCTCATCATTCTGCAACCTCACAGGTATACATGACTGCTAGACCGTTGCTGTAGTGAGTGGTAACTCTTACGATGTGTACTGTGTCACCAAACCCTGAGATAGTATCACCATCATCAGGAGCAACTGCAAGACCCAACGCAGAAATTACACACTTTCTGGTACCACGCCTAAGATCAGTCTCGCCCTGAATACCTACCTCAAAGTTATAGAAGTAAGCAAAGGCTGTATAATCTGTAGTCGCCCCACCCGATAAAGTACCTGTGGCTGGATCGTATGTCCCACCCGTAGTCTGTTTGTGCAGTGTAACTTCTTTGCCGAAGTCCCTTATCATGTCATAGGGATCAAAGGATCGAAAAGACATCTAGACCTCCTAGTCGTAGTCTGAGCCGTAATCTTCTCCACTATAGCTTGGTGGATTACGAAAGCGATCCCTACGGAATGAGGGAGTAATGCGGTTAGTGTTGGCACGTATAGCGTCTACACCTGACTTGGTGATACCGCCAGCCTTAATACCAACAACAGCACCAGACTTCTTACCCTGATACTCTAGGCTTTCTGCTAACTTGTTATACTGCTTTGCTAGGTCACTGTAATCAGCACTTATAGCATTGTCTATTGATGTCGTTACTTTACGTGAGTATTTGGCAGCAACTATTCTTGCACACCAAGCCCCAGCGTAGTATACGTTATTATTATTTTGAGCCAGAGCAAAAGCGATCTCTTCGTTCTGCACCTGTTGGTCGTTACTATCTGTATCACCAAGTAACAGTCGGACAGTATTCAGACGACCAGAGGCCGTTGTTGTCCTTAGATCGGTTTCCTCATAACTCCAAGCCATCAATCTACCTCATAATGCCCGTGGTTTCTACGCCAGCTACGAATAAGCCCACGCTGTTTGTCTAGTATCTTAGATGTCTTACACTTATGTTTCTCGTACATATTAGCGTTAGGTGTCTTAGCCTTAACCTTGGCATTGATACTCTTAACGACTTCGTGTAGTCCATCTATGTTTAATTCTTCTAGTCCATCACCAGCCTTAACTTGTTTTTCTAGTTCTGCATTGTGATGTAACATCCTCTGATTGTAGAGGGTCATCACATTGGTTTCTGGCATGGACATCTCTTTCCATTTGAACTCTTGTCCTGACTCCCATGTTCGTCCTGCTGCATCAAAAGGTACACGCACGAATAAGGGGCGGTCAAACTGGAAAGGCATTTGTTCTTGTCGGATCATGTTACACCTATCATTAGTAGAATAAGGGGGCCATTACAGCCCCCCAGAGTAATTAGCTTACGCTACAACTGTGTCGAAGAAGTAACCCAAGTCTGCGCCTGTGACTTTCATGTCGTAGGACATTTTAACTTGGATGTGTTCTGCAACTTGCATACGCTTTAGAGCATCGTCAGAGAATGACTCAACTGTTACGCCCAAGTTGTTCACACCGTCTAGCGTGTTCCATGCAAATGTTGCACCAGCCATTGGTGTCATTAGACCTGCGCTTGGAGCAACGTGTGCTAGTAGAGCATGTTTACCACCGATGAATGCGTTGCTTTCTGCGACACCTTCAACTGATGAGTTCTTCACTGCTTCCATGACGTAGAAGTTTTCTACCTCAAAAATCTCAGCCAACTTAGCGTTGGTGATCAATGCAGTGTTTGTTACAGTTGCACCACCGTTTAGACGTGCTAGGATGTCTGGGTGATTGATCAAGATGTCACGCACCTCTTTACCGACAACCATTGTGTTTGGCTTGAAGCCACCAGATTTTAGCTGCATGGTACGACGAGCGACTGTTACGTCTGCGATTGGTGTACCGTTTGTATAATCTGACCACAAGTTTGATGGTGTTGTTTCTGAACCCCAAACAGATGCTGCAAAGAATGTTGAAGCAAATTGTTCTTCACGGTGAATCAGCAGACGGTTTGTCAATGTAGCTGCACCCGCTGAACGAATGTCTAGTGCTGCATCTTCGTTAGCAAGAGTTTGCTGATCGAAGTCCATACCTAGGCCATATACGTCTGCATAGTATGATGCGTTTGAGATTGACATACCGATACGGTTGACTTCTGTGCGTGGTGCAAGAGCCTTAACATCACCTGTACGGTTCATGTTGTCACGGTCATAGATGTAGTACTTGTCAGATTGCTTCTGAACGCCTACAGTTGGAAAAACCTTATCAGCGATAAAGTTTGTTTGGTCTTGTACATATGCGATGGTCAGGTTTGTCAACGGCTGATCAATATGTACCGAATTTGGTGTTAGCAATGGCATTTGTTATATCCTTCCTATCGCTGGTTACGCTGGTACTACGTTACCACCTTGGATCAACTCAATGGCAAATACTTGACCATCAACCGCTGATTCCAAAGCGTAACCTAGAACTACATCACCTGCCGCAGCAGTTAGTGCGTCACCAGATGCATCTGTTTGAATTTGTGCGCCAGCAGCAATAGTACCACCTGACGTTACCATAACTTTACCTGATACTACGACTGTAGCAGCTTCACCAGCCGCTGGGTCATTGATCACTACACCGATTGCGTTTTCACCAGCAGCATCTGCTAGGTCAACTTCACCGTCTGATTCCAAAGTTACGAATTTAAACTGTGATGAAGACAAGTCCTCACCAGCAATAAATGTCCGTGTATCACGGGATTGCATTACAGCCATAATTATTCCCCTTTATAGCTTTTATTGATTAGGGCTTTACCTTCGTCGGTCTTAGCTACAGCAGCGTATGCTTTAGCGTAATCGCCCTTCTTCATTTTGTTTTCATCCATGTAAGATTTTACAAGGGATTCCATTTTGTCAGTTGCAGTAGCGAACTCACCGTCTGCATCTGATTTTCCTACCTCTTCCATGCTTTCTGCGAATGTCGCATCGGCAGCTTTAAGGGCTTCCATAACACCTTCTACTTCACCGAACTCAGCAACCAAGGATTTAGCTACATCTTCTGCAAAGTGTGGTAGGGCTTCTGTTGCACGTTTTGTTAGTTCTGCATCAGCTTTAGCAAACTCTGCTTCTTCCAATGCTTTGAGAATAACGGCAGGTACATCTGCTTTATTGATTTGTTCCCCTTCATACTCAATGTACTCTGGTTCAACTTTCTTTTCGATTGAGTCAGACTTGATAATGAAACCGTTTTCGATAAGAGCCTTACGTAGGTCTTCGTTCTGGATTTTCAGTGTGTCGTTCTCAGCTTTCAGCAGGTCTAGTTCATCAATCTCTGCTGCAAAA